AAAACAGATGAGTTTCGATGATTTCTGCCGCCGAGCCCGGTATTTCGCAACGGTTTCAAAGCAAGCCCACTTCGTCACTCAGCTCAACGGGATGTATCAAGTGACTGCTGAACCGAAGTACACGGATCACATCGTCTACACCGCCCGTCCCTTAACTCCATCTGTTTCACAGCAGGACAAATCTTGAGCAACCATTCAAGCCAATTCAGCAAGCCTGAACCAAAAGATCGAGGTACTTATGTACATCAAAGGTTCGAGGATTACATCCTTCGCATTGAATACCAGGAGTACATCGACAACTTCGATCCATCTCCCCAGAACTACGGAGATGACTACAGCGCACCAGCAGATTTTGACACTTGGCTGTTGGAACGCGAAGAAGAGTGTTTAACAAACTGTTCAACGGAATCGAAATGACTAAGAACTATCCCAAAGGAATAGATCATGCCAACAGCCTTTTCAATGAAGACCAACTCTTTCAAATCCGCCAATACTCAATGGCTGGTTACAGAACATCAGCAATTGCAATGCGGTTCAAATGTGATCCCAGAACCATTCAACGGATCTTGTCTGGCCAGACCTACAAAAATGCGCATAAAAATGCCCCAGTTTCTCAGGCCGGGGCACGGTGACATGGATTCTCACACCCATGTCTTCTCCAGTCCCTTGGGGAATGACACCGAAGGGACTAACGCGACTTTAAGTCGTTTACTGCGTCGAAAAGACTGTAGCACGATCTTTTCCAGAATGGGCACGCAGTCAAAAGAGATTCAGAACGAGTTCTGGTTTCACCTCCGTTAACCACACCGCTGGCAGGAGTAGGACCTCATTCAGTCCTGGGTTTCCTCCCTGATGACGCATGCCATTACTCGGGCCGGGTGATGGGGATTACCTGAAAAAGCTGTTGGCGCAGCTTACCGGGGCATGCCTCTCTCAAGTACAGGGTCCCGTCGAGGACATGCGGTGGTTCCAGGGATTATCGCCCGTTTTGGCCGCATGTAAGGAAACCATCTCTGTAAGTCCAGCCCCAGTTGGGTAAATGATTTTCCTTGTTTCTCATTTTACCCAACCTTTTTTATTCTTTGATCTCATGCTTTTAGACCGCTTCTCTGTTTCAGAAAATTTTGTCAAAGACGTGTTGTCTAAAGACGAAGTATTTCTTGAACTGACCAAAACACTTACATCAAAGCCCTACAGCAAGTTTGTAGGCCAAAACGTAAGGCAGCTTCAGGAAAGGCATTTACGGGGTCAGTTACCGCTGCAAGAGCAGATGTACTTAGAGATGATCATGTTATGGATGCAGCGTCTTTATTACTTACGGATTGATTACTTCAAATCTTGCTTTTCTCTTTGACATGAAAAATCATCACAAGCCTGCAGGCCGCTACAAGGACTTTCGGGTTTTCAACCCAACAACTCCTGCTCTTCGCTCGTACTTAATAAATACAGGGCAATTGCCGAACCCCGCATTGAAGAAAGCCGAAGAGACCAAAGAGCAACGTGTGGCTAGGATAAAAAATACCAGGAGGCAATGGGAAAGTGTTTTACAGCAGCTCGGCTGATTCAGTTGTTCTGACTACAGAGTGGCTATGTAATCGCATTCTTTTTCTCTTGGATAACCATCGAGAAGATGACGCCGCAGCATTAGCCACTGAATGGGAGGAGAGCGGAGCTGTTTGGCAGTATCCCACAAATTAATTCCAAGATAAAAACGCAGCTTTCCAGTGAGGAGCTGCTTTTTAATGCTCGATGATAACCCACAGGATTTGCAATTATGTCGCCTTTTCTATGCACGGATTTAAAATTTGGCATTGATTTTTTCGTTAAATTTGGTGTTCCCGATAAAGCGAAAGTATGTACGCTCCAGCTCGCATGATCAAGACGATCGCCCCTGGCTTTGAGTTTCAGATGGCCTCTATCTCAGATGAAGAATTGGAGGAGGCGAATCAGAACTTCCGCGCCCAGAACCTGCCATATGCGGTTGTAAGGGAAGTTTCTGAAGCACCCGTCTGATGTGCGGTTAACTGGAATAGGTGCATCCCCTTGATGGAATATGTAACTGAACATGCAGTTCCAATGCTTTGCTTGCCTGCAGATTTCCGGCATCCACTAGCGGAGCAGTTCGAGGAGGTAGATGAGGATGGAGATCTAATCCGCAGCTATAACGAGTGGGGACTTGCAAGTGTCCTGACTTACATGTTTTGCAGGCGTGTTCAAACCAAAGGTCAGTACGCAAGTATTGAAATGGTCATTGGCGAGTGTTTAACTATTTCTCGCCATACGGTCACAGAAAACAAAGCTTTGTTCCGCGCCATCAAGCGAGAGATCAAGGCCGGTAATCAAGACAAGGTGGTTGCCTGGTCAAAGATTCTGGTGTCTCAACTCGCTTCTGCATTGGCTGAGCAACACGAAGACCTAGAGGACGATGAGGAAGATTGAAGCCAGCGTTAATGATCACCTGAAGTTTTCCAAATTCGTCAAGGAGATCGAAAAGCTGGATCGAGAGTCGTTGAAGGAAATTACGGTTGAATTAGCGCGGTTGGCATTAGTTATGCAACCTGCAGCGATTCGATGGGCCGCAAATGAAGCGGCTGAAAACCTCGGAGGATTTTATGGATCGACCGGACAGTCTTGACGAGCGCCAGATATTAGCCGCCCAAGCCTTGGCGGCAGGCTGCAACATGCGAGATGCGGCTCGGCGAGCAAAATGTACGTCGGAAGCAGTCCGCATGTGGCGCAAGCGCACGGATTTCACTGATTGCATCTGGTTGTATCAGCAAGAGCTGTTTCAGCAATCGTTCGGCATTACGTCTGAGGCGCTGCCCATGGCGATTGCCAAATTAACTGAAATTGTAGAAACCGAGGATCCAGATGTTCCTGTCAGTATCAAAGTACAGGCCATCAAAATCTTGATAGATTCAGCACAGAAAGCATACGAAACTCGCACCATTGAGCGTCGTATTGATCAACTAGAGAGTTATGCAAGGACGCAGCCTGTTATCGAAACTCAACCAATTAGAGAAATTACATCAGGAACGCCTTGAATCTGAGGATCTCAGGAAACGCGAGAGTACGGGCGAGGCGTTTGTTGCAGGCTTTCCTGGTGCAGATCAGTGGGCCAAGTTCGCTGAACTGACGTGGATTCGATCCGGCGGCAAGATCAAACCGTTTAAGCCCTTCCAGATCCAAAAGGAACTGATCCAATCAATTTCCCAGAACCAGTATTCGATCATTCTGAAAAGCCGCCAGGTGGGGGCCAGCGAATCGATCTGTTCATATTTGTTGTGTCGAGCGTTAACTGAGCCGGGGTTCAGCGCCGTTGTGTTCAGCAAGACAGCGGCTGACTCTGGGTCACTGGGAAAACGGATCCGCGCCCAGGCGGCCAGCATCGCCGATTCGGATATCGAATTCTCGACTGAATCGAACAGTGAGTTGTCATTCAGGGGCAGGGGAACTATTCATTTTTTGGCTGCTACGGCCCGCGCCGCGAGGGGAATTCCCTCAGTGTCAACAATTGTTTTGGACGAGGCGGCCTTCCTCGGACCTGAAGCGGAGCAGATTTTCACCGCTGTGCAGCCCACGATGGCAACGCTGGGTAATGACCCAGTAACTGGGGGCAAGATGATCTTGTGCTCCACGCCAAATGGACTGGGCAATATGTTCGCCAACCTTTGGTATACCGCCGAGGATTGGAACAAGTTCAAGATTCACTACTCAGATATACCGATCTATAACAAGGACCCGGACTGGGCAGAGAAGACCCGTCTGAAGTCAAAGCTCAGTATGAGAAATTGGCGTCAGGAATATGAATTGGATTTCGTCGCTTCAGAAGCCCAGATTTATGACCCTGAATTAGTCGAGCTGGCGTGTCATGGTCAGACGATTGACTATGGATTAGTCGGCAGGGAATACATCATGGCGGTGGACCCTGCATCATCTGCCGGCGAGGACTATTGGTGCTCCATTGTGTTGGATATCACATGCATTCCATATCGGGTGGTCAACATCTTTCGTATACGCAATAAGAGTAGTGATTACTGCATAAAAGCAATTGTTGAGCAGGCAGAGAACTTCGTTCCATCAAAGGTAATTGTTGAAAAGAACGGTGTTGGTCAGATCGTTTCAGAGGTTTTATCGATGAAGTTGGCCAAGTATCAAGTGCTGCCATATAACACCAACAAGCAAAACAAAGTCAGCAATACAGACCGCATTTCATATTTGTTGGAACGCGAGGAATTGATGCTTCCCCGTGAACCATTTCATCAGGAGTTGTTAATGTTCCAACAGTTGGCAAATGGACGTAGAGAAGCTGGAGAAGGAAGTCATGATGACTCAGTCATGTCTTTGGGTCTGGCATTAAGTCTGGTTGCCGAAACACCGACTTCTGATTGGTTAGAGCTGATATGAGTTTACCCTCAGATTACGCAGAAGAAATCCAAACTATGATCGATGCTTCTATGGATAAACATGTCAAAACCTCTGCCTATATAAGTGCATCTTTGGGGTTTGGATTACTGGCACTGTACTTAGAAGGTCTATTGCGGTTGCTGGGGATCATTCCCTCCTTTATGGGTATCAATATCAACCTATTGCCATGAAAAATGCCTACGAAGAGAGACTAAGACAAGCATTTGAGGACGATATATGCGCGTACATGGAGCTGAAAGGCGGTGTATGTGGTGCATTGGATGATCTCATAGAGATATTGGACGATTGGCACGGGTATTACCAAGGGCAGGCGGACGACATCAAGAAAGCTCTGCTTCGTCTAGGTGAATATAGGTACGATTAGTTTGAAGAGTTTGGCCAGAAAGTTTGGCAGAAGTTTCAGATAGTTCTGTATTGAGAGAAGACGGCGTTCTTGTCAATGCCATCACAGGATTAGGTACGAGTCGGGACAAAAGTTCCTATTACTCGCTGCGTAATCAGGGCATCATGTCTGAGGCAGAGCTTGAGACTCTGTATTTCGACCCGTTATGCAGGCGAGTGGTCGATGTATTCGCTGAGGCTGCACTGGCAAAGCGTCCAACGATCAAGTTTGGCGAGGAACTTGAGGGTCATGACAAGATTATCCGCAGTTTTGAGAAGTATCTATCTGACACTGAGTCATTCTTCTTTATTGAGGAAGCGCTGAAGTTACAGCGGATCTATGGCGGATCTGTGGTGTTCATGGTGTGTGATGACGGGCTAAGTCCTGATCAACCCCTGGACCCCAGTCGAGTACGCCGGATCACTGATCTTGTACCGCTATCCAAGCGAGAGATTAAGCCGGACAACTTCTCTTATTTGGACTATCGGGCACCAGAGAAGTATCGGATTTCCACGTCTAAATCTGTCACTAACGACAACGATCTTCAATATTTGCTGGTTCATTCCAGCCGTGTACTGCGCTTCGACGGCCTCTACCTGCCTTGGAAGCAGCGTATAAACAATGACGGGTGGGGTCTTAGCTGTCTTCAATCTTTCTACGAGCCTTGGAAGCGATATAGGGGGGCAACTGATGGCCTTTCGACGATGCTTAATGAGCTTGATTTGTTTTGCCACAAAATCCCAGGATTGGCCAATAAGGTGACAGCGGGCAAGGAAAATGCACTCAAAGCTCGACTTGAAGCGAATGCTTTAGCCAGATCCGTTTATGGCGGATTCGCGTTGGATTCTGAGGAGGAAGTGTCATTCGCCGCGAGAAGTTTGGGTGGTGCTCAAGACCTGTTTGATCGTCTACTTGACGACATGGTTGCGGCCAGTGATTGCCCCAAGCCTGTGCTGTTTGGCATGAGTCCTGCCGGCGGTCTGAGCGAGGCCGGCAAGTTTGAGCAAAAGTTGTGGGCCAGCTCTGTTGAGCGCTATCAGCAGCATTCTCTGAATCGTGCTTTAACCCAGTACTTCAATCTGCTGATGCAGATGCCGGGCGGTCCCACAGGCGGCAATGTCCCTGCCGAGTTTGAGGTTCACTTCCCGCCGTATTACTCGATGTCCGATACGGACATAGCGAACCTGAGGCAACAGGTGGCTTTGAGTGATCAGATCTACCTAAATGCCAACGTTGTTACGCCAATGGAGATCCGGGCCAGCAGGTTTGGCGGCACCGTTTACGACATTGATACAACGCTCCACCAAGAGGAGGAGGACCGTCTTATTGCCAAGCGCGAGCTGGAGCATGAGGCAGCACTGCAGGGCTTCGAGGGGCAGCGTCAGGCACTGGAGAACAACACCGAGGCGGCTCAGGTTGAAGAGCAGCCTGACGATGACCAGGAGGTCGTTGAGGATATGGAGGACATCATTTCGATGAATGGTCTGACCATGCATGTTGGTCCCAGCAATGGGATCTACCGTCAAGCCTCTGTAGTCCACCCAGACGGGCAGAGAAACGACTCTGAACCTGTTGTTCTGATCGGAGGCAGGACTCATGACCGCAAGCTCTACAGGGGCTATCTGAAGCGTGAAGACGAGGTGATGGTGCCTGGCCCGCTGTTGATGGGTTTCTATTCGTCCAGGTCTGCCAGCCGTGCGCTCAAGCACTACTGCGAAGACGAAGAGGTATGCGGCATTGAACAGCTACACACCGCCGACATTGCTCATCTAAAGGTCACCTTCGACCGCTATAAAAATGATCAATGAAGATGATATACAGGTCACTATTACCTGTTCATTGCCAGGGCTTAGAAAACTCCATGAGTGCGTCTATAAATGCCATCAAAGCTGGCCAGGTGGTGACCCTAGGGAGCAGCAATATTTACAGAATATGAGAGCCGGTCTATATGTAATTTTGATGGACGCTTTACTTGAAAACGATTTGGTGTAGCTGTGGAAGAGTTTATTGAAAACAACAATTTTTCACTAGAGGAAGAGGAAGCTCTTGCACTTCTGGTGATTATGGGTGTGATTGATTTGGAGTTCAATCGTCTTCTTCCTCAAATATTTGCTCAAGTACAAAACGGTCTATCTCCGATTGCATCGAGAGAAGAGGCTCTGCTTGAGTTGATCCCCGAGTTACCGGTCGACCCGTCGAAGGATCCAATTCAGAAGTCTGTTGAGAAACTTTTGACGAAATCATCAACGCTAGGTCTGGATCTAGCTGCAGGGCTATCAAGCTCGCTAGTCCCTGCTCCAGTTGTTGCTGGCGTATCAGCAGTGCTACTTGTAGAAGCAGCAGCACGAACCCGAGGGTACATAGGGACACAAGCAAGATCATTTTCGCAATCAGTATCAGGA